GCTACTGTAAATTTAACTGCAGGTGTATCAGCGATAACAGTATTTATGGCGTAATGGCTACATCAGGTACAGCAACTTTTAACTTAACGGTTAATGATGCGATTCAAGAAGCAATGGATCGTATTGGAGGAGAACCCGTTTTAGGTTATGATATACGTTCAGCGAAACGTAGTCTTAATGTTATGTTTGCTGATTGGGCAAATCGTGGTGTTAATCAGTGGACACTTGAAAAGAAAACTTTAAGTTTAACTTCTGGCACAGTTACTTACACTTTAGATACAGACACTGTCGATATCGTAGATATGTATGTAACGAGAGATAGTACTGATTATAGCGTAGAAAGAATTAGTTTAACTGATTATAACGCTTACCCTAATAAAGCAACGGTAGGAAGAGCAACTCAATTTTATTTACAAAAAGATAGAACACCTGAATTATATATTTATCCAGCACCCGATAATTCTACTGATGTTATTTCTTATTGGAGAATAAGAAAAATAGAAGATATTACAGCTTTAAGTTCAAGTGGAAATGAACAAGATATTGATATTCCTTTTCGATTTTACGAATGTATGGTTGCAGGTTTAGCTTATTATATGGGAATGAAAAGAGCAGGTGTAGATTTAAATAAACTATCATATTTAAAAGCTGAATATGAAACTGCATTTACGAGAGCGAAAGACGCAGATTTAAATGAAACATTTAGAATAGTTCCAGGTTACCGAAGTGGCTTTTAACAAACGTGGACCTAGAAAAGCACCTTCTTTTCCTTTTGCTAAAGGAAAATATGCTCGAGCAATTTCAGATCGTTCAGGATTAGAATATCCTTATTTAGAAATGGTTCGTGAATGGAACGGACTTTTAGTTCATACTAGCGAATATGAATCTAAACAACCACAACTCGATCCAATAGTTTTTAGTGATCCAGAAGCACTAAAGAATGCCAGACCTCAGGCTCCTCTTTCAGCTACAGGAGGCGTACCTAATCAATTATCAGTAATCTATCCGGGCACTTTCGGAGACACAGGACAGGAAGTAGGAGTAGCTACCGGAAACCAAATTGGATTGGAGTTAGGAAATGTCTCAGTCGTCATCAGCTAAAGATGCATATATAATGCTTTGTACACCATGTTATGGTGGTATGATGCATGAAGCTTATTTTCACAGTGTCGTAAAATTATTTCAAGAAGCAAGAGATAAAGAATTTAAAATTCATTTAAACACTATGGGAAACGAAAGTTTAATTACAAGAGGAAGAAACACGATGGTATCTCAATTTATGGATAATGAACATTGTACTCATTTATTATTTGTAGATTCCGATATCGCTTTCTATCCTGAATTAGTTACTAAATTATTAGAATACGATAAAGATGTTGTAACAGCGATTTATCCTCGAAAGACTATTGAATGGAAAAATTTAGAATACTACGTTAAAAAAGGAGATCTAAAAACTATGGAGCAAAAGTTATTAGGATATAACTTAAACTTTCCTGATCCCTTAAATATAGACGTACAAGACGGATTTGTAGAAGTATTAGATGCCGCTACAGGATTTATGCTTATTAAAAAAGACGTATTTGTAAAAATGAGAGAAGCGTATCCTGAATTAAAATATACTTCCGATCAGATTATTAATAATAATAAATATTCTAGTGATTGGTGCTATGCTTTTTTCGATTGTATGATTGATCCTAAAAGTAATCGATATTTAAGTGAAGATTATACATTCTGTCGTAGATGGCAGCAAATAGGTGGAAAAATATACGCTGAAATAACATATCCATTAACTCATTACGGAACTTACGGTTTTAGAGGAAATGTATCGCATAAATTTGCAAAAAAAGATAGTATAGACGCATAATGGCAACAACTTACGCAGATTTAAAGACAGATATCCAGACTTGGATGCAAAATACAGGAACGGATTTTACTAATCAATTAGATACGTTTATTAATAATACGGAACAGCGATTATTAAGAGAAATTGATCCTGAAGCATTTGTCTTTAATAAATTTACTAATTTAACAAGCGGTAATCGTTTTTTAGCTAATCCTAGCGATCTTTTAATTATAAAAAATCTTTTAATAGAAAACGGTAGTGATAGAATTTTTCTTGAAATGAAAACAGATGAATTTATTTATGAGTATTGGCCGGACGATAGTCAAACAGGAGTTCCTAAATATTTCGCTAATTATGATGATGATTCAACTTTACTTGCGCCTACTCCAGATTCAAATTATCGAGTAGAAATGCAGTATGTTGGAAGAATTGAAACTCTTTCTACAACCAATACAACTAACTGGTTAACAGAAAACGCTGATGACGCACTACTTTACGGTTGTTTATCGGAAGCTTCTATTTTTACAAAGAATATGGAAGATTATGCGTTATATGATAAAAGATATCAGGAAATCGTAGCTGGATTGAATAATCAATCAAGAAGGCGCAGACGAACTGACTACAAATTCCCTGCTAGCCCTGCTGGCACGGATACCTTGACAGGAAGCCAATAAGGAGGTAATACTATGGCAATATCGCAAGCACTCTGTACTGTATTTAAGCAGGATTTAATGGACGCAGGACAAGATCTGACTTCAGCAACATTAAAGATAGCTTTATATACTAGTTCAGCAACTTTAGACGGAACAACAACCGCCTATTCTACATCTAATGAAGTAACCGGAACAGGTTACACTGCGGGTGGAGAAACATTAACAAACGTAGTCGTTGCAACAGACGGAACGACAGCTTATCTCGATTGTGATAACGTATCATGGTCAAGTGCTACAATTACAGCAAGAGGAGCGTTAATTTATAATAACTCTAACTCTAATTCAGCTATTTGTGTACTCGATTTTACAACTGATAAGTCATCTTCAAATGGAACATTTGAGATACAGTTTCCAGCACCTGGTGCTAGTACTGCGTTAATTAGAATTGCTTAATGGCGTTTGTATTAAACGATAGAGTAAAGGAAGAAACAACTACAACTGGTACAGGTACCATTTCTTTAGATGGCGCAGTTGATGGTTTCGAATCTTTTGTATCAGGAATAGGCAACAGTAATAATACTTACTATGCAATAGTAGGAGGTTCTGAATGGGAAGTAGGAATCGGAACAGTTACTGATGCTACTCCTGATACTTTATCGAGAGATACAATATTAACTAGTTCTAATTCAGATAATGCTGTTAATTTTAGTGCTGGTACGAAATCTGTATTTTGTACTTTACCTGCTTCAAAAACAGTATACATTGATAGTGATGGCAACACTGTAGGAGCGGCCTCCGAAGCATTTGCTATTACAATGGCGGCAAGTTTATAATGGCTAATAATTTTACATTTAATGGGGCAAGCTTAACAGATGCTACCCTTACAACTATTTTTACTACAACTAATAAAAAAGTAATTGTAGGATTATTATGTTCTAATACAGGTAGTGCTGCAATTAACGTTTCCGTTAAAATTGACCCTGACGGAACAGGTGCTAGTGAACGATTCTTAGTTAAAAATGCAGCTGTACCGCAAAATTCTTCTTTAGAGATAATATCAGGAAAAGTTGTTTTACCAGCTTCTGGTAAAATAAAAGCACAAAGTTCAGCATCTGGAGGAGATTGCGATATTAATGTTTCTTCAATAGATGGTGTTAGCTAATGGCTTATATCGGTGCAGCTCCTCGTAATAATTTTGCAAGTTTAACCAGTCAACAGATTACTGGTGATGGTGGTTCTGTTTATACTTTAGATCGTCAAGTCACTGTACCCGAAGATTTGGCTTTGTTCGTCAATGAGGTGAGGCAGAATCCGAACACTTATACAATTTCCAATAGTGGACTTCAATTAAACTTAGGGGGAAATATCTCTGCGAGTGATACTTGTTATGTGGTCTACTTACAACAAACTTTAGAATCAGTTGGCCCGACACCAAGCACCGTGCAAGGCACAGCGTGTGCTCCTCAGTTTTTTCAAAACAATCAACAAACCTTTAATGATTTAACT